ATTTTTATACGAACTTTCTTCGTAGAGGTGACAAGATCTACGTTCGTGGTTATCGCAATGGAAAGCGGTTCCACGAACGTGTTCCTTACTCACCAACACTCTACATCCCGACCAACAAACCTTCTAACTACAAAACAGTTAAGGGGGTTCCTGTTGAACCTGTCAAACAAGGCTCTATTACAGACGCCAAAGAGTTTATTGCCAAGTATGGCGATATTCAAAACTTTGAAATCTATGGGTCTAACAAATATGAATACTGTTTTATCAATGAGCAGTATCCCAAAGTCGATTATGATGTAAACTTAATTAGAGTCGCCAATATTGATATTGAGGTTGGCTCTGAGTCTGGTTTCCCTGATCCTGCGGACGTTGCTGAGCCGATTACTGCAATCACGATATACTTTAAAGGAGTGTATTGGGTTCTCGGTATAGGCGAGTACAAGCAGCATAGGGAAGATGTCCGTTATATCCGTTGTAATAATGAGAATGACCTGATACTCAAGTTTCTCGATATGTGGCAGAAAATGGATGTTGATATCATCACAGGCTGGAACACCCAGTTCTTTGATATTCCGTATCTGTATCGTCGCATTGAAAAGAAGTTTGATGAGCGCATGGCTAAAAAACTTTCTCCTTGGGGGCAGGTTGAAGAGCGCATTGTGAGACTGATGAACAGGCATAACTATGCGTATGTTCTTTGTGGTATCGTTAGTCTTGATTATCTTGAGATGTACAAGAAGTTTACTTATACTCAGCAAGAATCATATCGGTTGGATAATATTGCGTTCGTTGAGCTTGGTGAAAAGAAGGTTGACTATTCTGAATACAACTCTCTTCACCAACTATACAAAGAAGATTATCAGAAGTTTATTGAATACAACATCAAAGACGTTGAGTTGGTTCAGAAACTAGACGATAAGCTGAAGCTGATTGAACTTGCTCTTGCCCTTGCGTATGATGCGAAGGTGAACCTGAATGACGTAATGACACAGGTTCGGATGTGGGATACTATAATTCACAATCATCTACTTTCTAAAAAGGTTGTCGTTCCTCAGATGGAGGATCGGGACAAAGATGGGCAGATTGAAGGTGCTTATGTAAAAGAACCACAAGTCGGAATGCATGACTGGGTTGTCTCCTTTGACCTAAATAGTCTGTATCCTCACTTAATGATGCAGTATAATATTTCGCCTGATACTTTGGTTGAAGGCAAACATACTGACACCTCTGTCGATAAACTTTTGACAGAACAATATCCTAATGAAACTGAATACTGCTTGGCGGCAAATGGTCATTATTTCCGCAAGGACTTCCAAGGTTTCTTGCCTGAGTTGATGGAAAAGATGTACAACGATCGAGTTTTCTATAAGAAGGAAATGATCAGTGCGCAGAAAGAACTTGAAAGCAAGAAAGGTACAGCTGATGAGAAGGAGAAGATTCGCCTACGCAACGCAATATCTAAATTCCATAACATCCAGATGGCAAAGAAAATCTCCCTCAACTCAGCCTATGGAGCAATCGGAAACAAATACTTCAGATTCTTCGATGTCAAACTCGGAGAAGCAATTACCATCTCAGGACAACTCTCAATCAGATGGATTGAAAAGAAAGTAAACCAGTACATGAATAAGTTACTGGGAACTGATGAGGATTATGTGATTGCGATTGATACTGATTCGATCTATGTCCGAATGGATGAACTGGTCAAAAGATTTAATCCTAGCAATCCTGTTGATTTTCTCAATACAGTTTGTGAAGATAAATTTGAGAAGTATATCACCGAATCATATGAAGAGCTTGCTTCTTATATGGGAGCCTACCAGAACAAGATGGTGATGGCTCGAGAAGTTATCGCTGACAAAGGTATCTGGACTGCGAAGAAAAGATACATTCTGAATGTACATGATTCTGAGGGTGTGAGGTATGCTGAACCAAAACTCAAGATGATGGGTATTGAGGCAGTAAAATCTTCAACTCCGTATGCTTGCCGTGAAATGATTAAAGAAGCACTGCAACTGATTATGGAGGGTGATGAATCTCTACTACATAAGTTTGTAATTGATAGCCGAGAGAAGTTCAAGAAGATGCCGTTTGAGGATGTGGCTTTCCCAAGAGGTGTTAAAGGGTTGGCAAAGTATGCTGATTCTTCAGATATCTACTCATCAGGAACACCGATTCATGTAAGAGGTGCGTTACTGTTCAATCATCTTCTTGAGAAAAAAGGATTGACTAAAAAGTATCAGCCAATCCAAGAAGGTGAGAAAATTAAATTCTGTTATCTCAAAACTCCAAATACTATCGGAGAGAATGTCATCTCTATTCTGTCAAATATGCCAGAGGAGCTTGACTTAAATAAGTATATCGATTATGATACACAGTTTGAAAAGTCATTCCTTGACCCACTACAGGTAATTACCTCTAAGATTGGTTGGGATGTAGAGAAACAAAGTACACTGGAGAGCTTTTTCTAATGGCTATTAAAATACCACAGGAATATTTATCAACAGATAATGATTTTGGTTTTAGTGCAGTTAGTGAGGCAGAATACAATGCTGCCACTGATACTAAGATTGAAGAAGTTGTAGATAGTGTTCGCGATTCATTAGAGAGATCTGCGGCAGAGAAACTACAAATGGTAGAGCAGATGATCATGCCGTTATTGGTCAATCTTTTAAATACTTCTGACAAAGAATACATCTATTGGCCAGGACGCAAAGTAATTATTGAAGAAAAGATTGAAGATATTTTAGCAATCACTCGAAGTGAAGACTAAATGTTTTTTGGAACTTTGGCTATCGCCATATTGATTGCGTTTGTAGCTGCATACTATTCAATAATTGGATTAACAGCTATATTCCCTGCGAGTTTCGCAGCGATTATCGCGATGGGTACTGTTCTTGAGATAGGTAAATTAGTTACTGCAGCATGGTTGCACCAAAACTGGGCAGTGGCACCGAGAGCATTAAAGTATTATCTGACTGGTGCTGTTGTAATTTTAATGTTCATTACATCGATGGGTATCTTTGGGTTTTTATCTAAAGCGCACATTGATCAGGGGATGGGATTAAATGAGGTACAGATACAGGCGTTACAGATTGAAGCCCGCATTCAGAGAGAGAATAGGGAAATCGAACGGAACGAAACCATTATGGAACAGCTTGATGATGCGCTACAAAGATATATCGAGCTTGGGGCAGTTTCTAAGGGTCTTGCGGCAAGAGAGAGTCAAACTGAGGAACGTGAGAAAATCCAGGAATCCATCAATCAAGCTACCAAAAAAATCGTCTCACTTCAAGACGAGTTGGCACAAATTCAGCTTCAAGTGTCAGCTTTTAAAGCGGAAGTCGGACCTCTTGCGTACATTGCTGAAATGATATTTGGTGACAATCCTGACAAAGATGTTTTAGAACAAGCAGTCAGGTTAGTCATCCTAGTTATTATATTTGTATTTGATCCACTTGCTGTACTACTAATTATTGCAGCAAGTATTTCTTATAAAGAGCACAAAAAACAGAAAAGAGCTCGTGAGTTAATTGAGATGCACAAACCAAAAAAGCGTGGACGTCCACCTAAAACAGAAAAGAAAAAACTGCTTGATAAGTTTGTGTAAATAAGTTATAATGGAATTATATGAAGGAGTTTTAAAATGGTCAAACAACTTGTTCGCAAGGCTAAAGACTGCGATCATCTACTAGGCACGTTTGTAGATGAAGACGCTTTTAATTTATTAATTGATGAAGACTGCGATCTCTATGCAGAGACACCTGATGGGGTGTTAGATGAGACGAATATCATATTCAAGTTCCGTAAAAATGTGTTCAGTTCTGAGGAACAGAAGGGTGCTTATGTTGGGCTTGAAAAAGCTGCGACAGCTAGTCAAAACAGAGGACTTGCCGCAGGTCCAAAGGGTGAATCTCTCGGTCATCGTGATTGGGTGACAGCCTTTCAAGCTGAAATGCTAGATATCCTACAGACTAGAAACGGTAATGAATATGTAGATGTCGTAAAAGAGTGTGTAGAAAAATATCGTGACAAAGAGCCAGAGATAGATACACGTGGTAATGTTTGGCTACGAAACAGTATCAACAAAGAGGGGTATGATTACTCAGACTTCTTTGAAGTGTGGCTCAGTGAAGTTCTAAAACTTCCTATCTCTGAACAAAATGAAAAAGCCAAGCATGTGGCTAAGAATTTAATTTCTCAAACTACTTATGCTGCTCCTGTACTATCAGGCATTGCTGGATATTTTGATCGCTATCCTCGTATTCCCTTTGGTCGAGCTACATCGTATACTGAAAATTATTCTGAGTTATTTGAGAAGTCTTTTCCTTATCTCCAAAAACTAGATAAAGTTTTCCGCGAGGAGTTACCTAATCGATGGGGTGCTCAAAGTAAAGCAGCCAATAAGTTGGATGAAAATTTCAGAGTTTCCGACACAGTGTTTACTACAATCACAGTGAACAGAAATTTCAGAACAGCCTGTCACCGTGATGCTGGTGATCTTTCTGAAGGGTTCTCTAACATCTCAGCTATCTCTAATGGTAAAGACTGGGAAGGGGGTTACTTTGTTTTGCCTGAGTTTGAGGTAGGAATTAACCTGCGTCCAGGAGACCTGTTGTTGGTGAACAATCATGAAGGTATGCATGGTAACACTGAACTAAAAGGTGAAGATCCCGAACGTGTCTCAGTTGTAGCATACTTCCGTGAAAAAATGTTAGATTTGAAATCATGGGATTATGAGCAATTGCGTAGAAAATTTGTAGACTCCCGACGTCTTAATGAATCACATCCTGAGTGGAGACCTTTATGGAATGGTATCTCTGCTGGGATGTGGGATAGTGATGAATGGTTTGAATATCTGAAAGCTAATAACATGACTGATGAAGATGGTCGCGTTGGTGAGAAATCTACACTAGAGGACTTTTTTGCATGATTGATTATAAGATTGCAGTGCCTTCCTATAAGCGCACGAAAACGATTCAAGAAAAGACGTTCAAAGTATTTGAGCATCATAATATTGATCAAAAACGTGTCACTGTATTTGTGGCTGATGATGAGGAGTTTGAAAAATATTCAGAAGCACTAAAGGATAATCCTTATGGGCAGAATATTGTAAAAGGTGTTCCTACAATCGGAGCGCAAAGAAACTGGATTGAACGTTACTATCCCGAAGGCACATATTTGATGATGTTTGACGATGACGTTCAAGAAGTTCAAAGAAAGAATGATAAAAAGCTGGAACCTATTGACAATTTGGAAGAAGAGATTATAATAAGAGGTTTCACTGAGGCTGGAAATGTTGGTGCTAAAACATTCGGCATCTATGCAGCTTCTAATGCGTTCTTTATGAAAGATCGTGTTTATACTAAATTATGTTATGTGATTGCATCAATGTTTGGTGTTATCGTAGAGCATGATGATTATTTGGCAAGGGTGACGAATCACGGTGAGGATTATGAATACAGCCTTCGTCAGTATGTCAAAAATGACGTGCTTTGCCGATTAGATAATTATACTGTGAAAAGTAATTATTACAAAGAAGAAGGTGGTCTTCAAGAGGTGCGTAACAAAGAGTATGTTCATGACTCGATTAGTAAGATCGCCGAAATGTTTCCTGATTTGTGTACGATGTATATTAGAGAAACGACAGGGCACGCTGAGTTGCGGCTCAAAGATCGTCGTCAGGAAGAGACAGCAACACTTGAGGAGTTTTTCTAATGTCTGATTTTTTTCGTGATCTAGTCACTCAAATCAAAGATGAAGATACTAATATTGCAGCAGATGGTAAAGCGTCTGGTGAGTTTAGTGGATACATTGATACAGGATCTTACATCCTAAATGCTGCGCTCTCTGGAACAATCTATGGGGGAGTGCCTAATAATAAAGTTACAACATTCGCAGGTGAATCTGCGACTGGTAAAACATTCTTCGTTCTTGGTGTGATGCAACAATTTCTGAAGGATAATCCTGAAGGAGGTGTCATTTATTTTGACACGGAAGCTGCAGTTACCAAAGAGATGATGGAGTCACGTGGTATTGATACTTCCCGAGTGGCTGTATCTGAACCTGATACGATTCAGAAGTTTCGTCATACTGCGTTGAAAATTATTGAAACGTATAAATCACAGCCTGAAGACAAGCGTAAGCCAATGATGATGGTGCTTGATTCGCTTGGTCAGCTTTCTTCAACGAAAGAGATTGAAGATACTGCGGAAGGTAAAGAAACACGGGATATGACAAAGTCTCAGGTTTTGAAAGCAACATTCCGTGTACTCAACTTGGCATTAGCTAAGATTCAAGTTCCGCTACTTGTAACAAACCACGTTTATGATGTAGTTGGTTCTTATATCCCAATGAAAGAAATGTCTGGTGGCTCAGGACTGAAGTATACTGCTTCTACAATCGTTTATCTTTCTAAGAAAAAGGATAAGGAAGGTACTGAAGTCGTTGGTAATATTATCAAGGCAAAAATGCATAAATCCCGTTTAACAAAGGAAAATAGTGACGTAGAGGTTCGCTTGTCGTATGCGAATGGTCTTGATCGTTATTATGGATTGCTTGAACTTGCTGAGAAATATGATATCATCAAGAAGGTTTCTACTCGTTATGAGATGCCTGATGGCGCCAAAGTATTTGGGAAAGAAATCTACAAAAATCCACAGAAGTATTTTACTGAAGACCTACTTCATAAACTGGATCTTGCTGCCCAGACTGAGTTTACTTATGGTAATGAAGAAGTTGAACCTGAGTTAGTTGAAAATGATTAATATAGAATTTGGTTCTGGTGAAACACCAACTAAGCAAGGTTATAAGACCTGTGATATTAGGGACTTGACGGGCATAGATTATGTTTGCCCAGCTTGGGAAATAGATCAACATGTTGAACCTAATTCAGTAAGTAATATTTTTTCTAGACATTTTTTCGAGCATTTGACTTTTGAGCAGGGAGAATTGTTTTTAGAAAACTGCCATAATATTTTAGTTAAAGGTGGTTTAATGGAGATGATGATTCCTGATATGGATTTTCATATTGAACAGTGGACAAGTAAGTCAAACATCTCTCATGCTAAACATGGTTTCTGGGGTAGGCAAAGAGAAGGACTTACAGAAACTTGGGATATTCACAAAAGTGGGTATAATTATGTGATGCTTGAAGAATTATTAAAATCTAAAGGTTATTGCAAAATTGAACGGATTGTGGGTATGAAGAAAAATTTGCATGTTAAGTGTTATAAAGATGAGTCATAGACTTGGTGTCTTCATTGGGCACCTTGCTTTTTTGACAGGTTTCTTTTATAATAATACTTGGCTGCTGATAGCAGGAACGTTTATAGTTTTGACAGAGACTTATGCATGGTCGAAGGAAAAAGAAGATGTATGAACTAGAAGGTAAACTTTACAAAATATCCGATACAATTTCTGAGGCTTCTAATACAGCAATTGTAGAGATTATTGATGGTGAGTTTACAGGAGTGAAATACTCATACGGCTCTATTACTTGCGGTGATGAGAATGAAGATGGTAGCATGAATTTGATATTTGATTACCAGATTCATGAAACGCCAGAAGATTTTAAATATGATGTGAATGATATTCCCCCAGAGCCTTTTGAAATATTAAGAAAGAACATGGGTGATATTATAGTTGACATACTGACAGGATATGTAGAATATGAGAATAGAGACAGTAATTCTTCGCCACCTACTGTTTGACGAAGAATACACTAGAAAAGTTCTACCATTCATTCAGCCTGATTATTTCAATAGTCGGGCTGAGAAAATTCTCTTTGAAGAGATACAGTCATTTGTAGAAAAATACAACAACCTTCCAACTAAAGAAGCTCTTCAGATTGAGATTGATAATCTAAGCAATCTTCGTGAAGAAGAGTTTAAACAAATCAATGAACTACTTGGTGAAGTCAGCTCTTTAGAAGATGAACCTAACCAACAGTGGTTGATTGATTCAACTGAAAAATATTGTCAAGAAAAAGCAGTTTACAATGCTGTGATGGATTCTATTCAGATTCTTGATGGTCGTGACAAACAACATGACAAGGGGCATATTCCTAAACTGCTTCAGGATGCTTTGGCAGTTGCCTTTGATACAAACGTTGGTCACGATTTCATTGAAGATTCTGCTGAACGTTATGCCTTTTATCATACGAAGGAAGATAAGATTCCATTCGATATTGAACTGTTGAACAATATCACTAAAGGTGGCTTGCCTCGCAAGTCTCTGAATATTGCACTGGCAGGTACAGGTGTCGGTAAATCGTTATTCATGTGTCACTGTGCTGCGAATAATCTAATGATGGGACGCAATGTCTTGTACATCACCATGGAGATGGCTGAAGAAAAGATTGCTGAACGTATTGACGCAAACTTGATGAACGTTTCTTTGAATGATCTGCACAACTTGCCTGAGCAACTCTATCAAAGCAAGATTGAAAAGATCAACAAGCAAACTAGCGGAAAGCTGATCGTGAAGGAATATCCGACTGCTTCAGCATCGGTGAATCACTTCCGTCATTTATTGAATGAATTGAACTTGAAGCGGAACTTCGTTCCTGATATCATTTATATTGATTATCTGAATATTTGTTCTTCTTCTAGGATTCGGATGGGTGGATCAGTAAACTCCTACACACTCATCAAGTCAATCGCTGAGGAACTGCGAGGACTAGCGGTAGAGTTTAATCTTCCCGTTGTATCAGCTACTCAGACGACTCGCTCAGGATATGTGTCGAGCGATATCGGACTTGAAGATACATCTGAATCATTCGGTCTGCCAGCAACGGCTGACTTTATGTTTGCAATGATCTCCACTGAAGAGATGGAGAGTTTGAACCAAATCATGATCAAGCAGTTGAAGAATCGTTATAATGATCCGACAATGAACAAACGTTTCGTAGTTGGCATTGATCGTTCTAAGATGCGCTTGTATGATGTAGAACAAACCGCTCAAGATGATATTATTGACAGCGGACAAGACGCACCTGTATTTGATAACTCTGACTTTGGTAAGGGTATGAAGAATACGGTTAAAGATTTTTCTGGATGGATTACATAAGGAGTTAACATGTCTAGATATACATTTTCTCAATACGATGAAGACAGAGATGTAAATATCTCATTTGAAGCTGTTACTATGTCAGAGATCTTGGATCATTTCCGCAGCTTTATGTTGGCATCTGGTTTTCAAATTTCTCAAGAAGAATATATTGATGTAGTTAAAGATGAAGAATATGATGATGAACCGATTATCTTAACTGAAGCGAACTATGGTATGGGTGATATTGACTTAACATTTACTGATGATTATCAACCTGCTCCAGCAAATTTTTCTCCAGACTCCATTTCACTCAATGACACTTATGGGACAACGACATCTTTTTTAACACCAAGTGAAAAATAATGCTTGACTTTTTCTCAAAAATAAACTACAATGTATGTATAGGTTGAGAGAGAAGTTAATGTTTGTTGAAGTAAAAGGTTTTGGTAGAAAGAAGAACGCAGAACTCGGTGACTTTGCTTACCGAGTTC